AAATGAAAAATATATTTTTAGTTACATCATGTATGCAACCAACTTTTGGAGTTATTAATCTGGAAGATAGGTATAAACAAACATTAGAAACATTTGAAAGTATTAGAAATAAGACTGAAGAATCTTTCATTATGTTTACAGACAGTTCTGTGACTCCAATTGAACAGAGTAAAATAGACAACATTAAATCAAAAGTTGACGTTTATTTAGATTTAAGTAAAGACCAGCAAGCGCAACAATTTAATACACATGAACAATTAAAGAGTTTTGGTGAGAACTTTCTTTTATTGTCAAGCATAAATTACTTGAAAAAGGAATATAATTTTGCAAACATGAAAGGTCGTATGTTCAAGCTTGGTGGTCGAAGTAAACTCCAAGATAACTTTAATATGAGAGATTATGACAATACAGAAGGCAAATTCATCTTTAAGAAACGTCTGAACAGTTGGATGTCTGTAGAAGTACAGAAACAATTTGGTTCCACACACATTTTAGAAACCAGAATGTATTCGTGGTGTCTTTCACTGGTGGATGAATATGAACAGATAATTCTCAAGAACTTTGGTACAATGAACAAGGGTTTGGATACTGAACATTGTCATTTTCTCAATGTTCCTAAAGATAAACTGATAGAAGTTGATATGTTGAATGTTGGAACCACAATTGCCAGAACCGGCGATTATATGTTGGATTGATGTTTTTCGTCGATATGTATCTAACCGAATATTTCAAAAAGGGTTAATATCAATTAAAAAGTTTTATAAATAACTTATGGTAACCAAAGTGTGTTACAATTCTAAAGGCAGTTAATGAAAACTTTTATATCTTTTCTAAAAGAAGAAGCGGAATCAGAAGGTTCGGCTTTAAAGCACATCCATCACGCAGAAGACCGTCCACTAATGCACGGAGCCGAAGGGTTTGAACACGCGCATGGCGCACTCATGCAAGCACACGAACACATGAAGGCGAAGGCTAACAATAGTAATTTGACCATGAAATATGATGGTTCACCTGCAATTGTCTTTGGCCACCATCCAAAAACAGGTAAATTCTTTGTTGCTAGTAAATCCGCATTCAACAAGACACCAAAAATCAATCACACAGAAAAAGATATTGATAGAAACCATGGCCATGCGCCTGGACTTGCATCAAAACTTAAAGCTGCACTAAAACATTTACCTAAAGTGACACCAAAACAAGGTGTATATCAAGGCGATATGATGCATTCCTCAGAGGATTTACACCACCATGACTAAAAAAGTATCGTTTACTCCAAATACAATCACTTACACCGCTAAGGGTGATGAAGCTAAAAATATTGGTGCGTCTAAAGTTGGTGTAGTAGTCCACACAAAATACCATGGTTCAGACATTAGTAACATGTCTGCACACCATGATGTAGACCACCACAACTTCAAACAACATAAAGATGTACAGCATCACGGTGCAGAACATGATACTGCAAAAGTTGATTATCCAGAACATGCTCAGAGTGAATTCCATAAACACATGGCTGCAGCAAAAGCAATCCATGATACACACGGTGAAAAAATGTATCCTGCGACTGATAGGCACAGGGGCGAAAATACACATCTAACGACATACATCAATAAGACGGTTGACACTGGAGAAGTTCCTAGTGTCTCAGGATTGAAGAATCACATCAAAACTCAACACACCAAAATGGCGGATAAAGTTAAAACTGATAAATCCAAACAGACAAAAATTGATGCCGGTAAAGAACATAATTCCCATATTGAGAAAAACAAAGAGCATTATCAGAATCTTTTGACAATGCATCATCATTTAGCACAAGCTAAGAACACTCTAGTTAAACATCTAGAAGGCCATGAAGGTCACTATGAACATCACATTAGTGGTGTAAAATCTAAACCAGAAGGATTTGTGGTTCATCATACTCCTGAAGGTGGAAAAACTGAACCAACAAAGCTAGTAAATAGAGCAGAGTTCGCAAGACAAAACAGACTGAAAGTGAGAAAATAAATGATAGACTTACAAAAGAAACTTTATTGGGAAAGAGCCGGTATAGCTTTAGATGAAGAAGGTTTGCCAATTCTTACTGAAGGCCGCGGCAAAATTTCAGCTTCAGGTGCTGTTGCAGATTCTCATATTAAAAAATATTTAATGCCGCATGTGGGTTCAAAAACTCATACTCATACATTAGCTTCCGAACATGATGATTTACCTAAAGGTTCTCATGTAAAAATTCATGGTGTTGAAAAACATTATAATGTTGTTACAGGAAAACACCAAACACATGTTCATGTTGAAGATGAAGTTGGTAATCACCACACAATGCTTGCTTCAAAATTACACAAACCAGGTGAAGCTCCAGAAAATAAAGGACATGATTATGAGAACAAATTTGTTGCAAGACTAAAACATCATGGCATTATGCCTCACCACATGTCTGGTGCAGGTTCAACTGGTGGTACCGATTTTGCTGTTGAGAATAAGAAAAAAGGTAAATTTCACGCAGGTTCGGTTTCTGGTGGTTTACTTAACGGTGAAACTAAGAATGGTGTTACTGCCGCAATGGGCCAATTGACAATACACCACACAAAAGAAAAAGGTTGGCATGTTGGTGATGCAGCTAAAAAGAAAAGACCAGAATATGCAAAACATATTGAAAAATCTGGTGTTCTTGCTCACATGAATAAACATGAACCAAGTCCTGATAAAGCCAGTTCAACTGAATCTGGTCGTGCAAAAACAACTGTAATTAAACATCCAAATTTACATCCAGCTGAAGGTTATTTAAAAGACCACCATGTACATGTATTACAAGTTGGAGGCCACGGCACTTACCGAGTTGGTGAACATGATGAAACTGGCCACGGTTTACCTAAGATTTCAGGTAAAGGTGAATGGAGAATCAGAGAAAAACAAAAAGGCAACAAAACGGCAAGAACCGTTGCTTTCCATCCTGATGGAAAAAAAGGCCTAAACAAGAGTCATGTCGATTTAGACAGTGATGAACATATGGAAAAATTCAAAAAAACTTTGGGCCACACAAACTAAATGAAATCCTTTTTAGAAGTTATACAAGAAAAAGTAACTGGTGAATCTCACCATGTAATGTCCTTTGGCCGGATGAATCCTCCGACTACTGGCCATTTGAAACTTATTGACAAAGTAAAAGAAGTTGCAAAGAAACAAGATGCAGAGCACTCTGTTGTTGTTTCTCATTCACAAGATACAAAGAAAAACCCACTGTCGGCTGCTCAGAAATTAAAACACTTAAAGAGATATTCTCCAGATACAAATTTTGAGGCGTCTTCTAAAGAGAAACCAACATTCTTACAACATGCAGCTGAATTAAATAAAAAAGGTGTAACACATTTACACATGGTCGTTGGTTCTGACCGTGTTAAAGAAATGCACGATAAGTTGCACCAGTACAATGGAACACATCCTGGTGCTCTACATAATTTCAAGAAGATAACTGTTCATTCTGCTGGTCAGAGAGACCCGGACGCTGAAGGAACAGAAGGAATGTCAGGCACCAAGATGCGTGAACATGCCAAGAATAATGATTTAAAATCATTCAGAAAAGGTGTTCCCACGCATGTACCTGAACATCATGCAAAAGAATTAATGCACGATGTTCGTAAAGGAATGGGTTTACACGAAGATTACAGTTATGGTCGCCATAAAGCAATCTTCGTGACTGGTGGTCCAGGTTCAGGTAAAGACATTATTGTCCGTGAATGCATTGCTTCACAAAAGATTGTTGAGCATAATTTCTCACAAGTTTTGGATATCTTAAATGATAAACACAAGCTTGCAATGAGGTCTATGAATCCAAAATATGAGTCTGTAAGAACTCGTAGTCCCTTGATTATTAATGGACCAGCAGACGATTTGGAAAAGATTGGCCGTATCAAAGAAGAATTAGAAGAACTTGGTTATCAAACAATGATGGTGTTTGTTGATACGACAGATAATGTAAGTAAAGAAAGAAATACATTATTGTCTAAGATGATGATGGAATCTATTCGCCAAGACAAATGGCAGAAAGCACAAGAGAATGCAGAAAAACTTATAGAAATGTTTACAGATTTTGTAAGATTTGATAACTCTGGTGTCTTGGAATCAAAAGAAGAAGATATTACAGAAACTTACAATCTGACAAAAGAGTTTCTATCTTCCAGTTCTATTATAGAATCTTTGCAAAACGGTAATCGTTTCAAAGGTCTCTACGAAAGTTCTAAGACTAAGATTAAAGTATTGAAAGACAATAATAGTCCATTCATGCAGTTTCAGAAAAAGTTAGGTAAGCAAGATGATGTGCGTGACGGTGATGAAAAGTCAAACAGTACATATGCGTTTAGGACTTATGCGGAAGCCAATTTCAATAAAGACAAAGAAACTGATAAAAAGAAAACTGCATTATCTGCCGGCCGAGTTGGTGATCCAGGTGGTATTGGTCCAACAATGAATGCAAGAAGTGGTGGTGGTTCTAGTTCTGCTGGTGCTGGATTAGGCAATCAAACATATAGTGAAGCAGAAGAATTCGACAATAAGAATGTCGCTGCACCAGGTTTGGATGCTAAACCAAAAAATGTTAATCCAAATCCACTAGGTGAAAAGAAAAGAATTAAAGGTTTCAAAGAGTCTGTATATTCAGGTGAAACTGGAAATGAAATGGGAGTTGTGGGTGTTATGGGTGGTGCAATGAATAAAGAACCTCTGGTTATGCCTACAGATAAATACATCAAATCGGGTATTACGATTAAAAAATCAAAAGAAAAATCAGGAGCAAAATAATGTTTACTAAGAATAGTGTTTCACAATCAATGATAGACGCTGTACAGTCTGTTCTAGCTGAAGATAAAAAATTGCTTCTTGAGCCTGGAAAGAAAAAAGAAGACGCTCCATTTGATGGTCCATACAAAAAACCAGATACAAAACCTGGACACGGTGATGCTTCTAGAGTTAAACATTTAGCTAAAATGGCTATTCCTAAAAAAGAAGTCAAAGAAGAATTAAAAGGTAATCAACATGAGTTGGACAAGAACCGCAACGGTAAATTGGACAAAAAAGATTTCCAATTATTAAGAATGAAAAAAGAAGGCCTTGATCCAGTTGGTAAAGAAGATGCAGATATCAATAATGATGGCAACGTAAATAAGACAGATGGATATTTAAAGAATCGCCGCAAAGCAATTTCTGCTTCAATTAAAAAAGAAGAAGTTGAACTAGATGAGGGTTCAGGCTCAAAAGAAAAACAAAAAACTCCATATAGAGATATAAACAGTCCTGAATATAGAGCCGCAGTAGAAAAGCAAAAGCAAAAAATGAAAGACACTGCTGCGGCCCAACCTGGCAAAAAAATGCTATCCAAAATGAAAAAAGGAATGAAAGAGGAATTTGGTGACGTAAGTGAAGACATTGGTGCAATGCAAAGTGTTGTTGGTGAAAATAAAGGCAAAAAATCTATAAGAGTTGATACACTTAAAGGTCCTACAATTTCTAATGATCCTGAAGTTAAGATTGCAAATGCACATTTCAGTGGGAAATCAGCAACATTAAAAGCTGAAGGCAAAGGTACAGAAACTCCTTCTACTTTTGTTACCGATTCTGCAACACACAGAGAAATCAATAAGGCTGTTAGACCTACATTTAAGAAAATCAAAGAAATGTTAGGCAAAACAGGAACTTCGGAAGAAAAGAATGAAAAGTAAAAAAGATGTTATCAAAGATGTTGTAAAACCAACATCTATTTCACCTCGTAGCAGTTTTACTGACCCAAATGAACCCTGGTCAGCAAAGGCTAACGTGGCTGAAAACATCACATCTAAGCGTTCAAATCTGTTACAACAATTCTATAAATCTAAAGGTTGGAATGTTAACTACATTGCCAAAAATAAAAAAGTGTCACAATCTAAAACTGGCGATTTTATCAAATGGAAAAGAGACCACGGAATCTATGAAGAAGACCAAATTGATGAAGTCTCAAATGAATTACTAGGTCGTTACAAAACTGCTGCTGGGCAACAAGCTTCTAATCTAGACAAAGCTGGTGGTAGAGAAAACATCCAGAAGGCTAACAAGCGTTTCTCTGGTATCGTCAAGGCAACCAAGAAACAGTTTGCAAATGATGAGAAGCCTGTGGCAGAAGCCAAAGATGAAGGCGAATACGATTATGATACATGGATGAAGAATATCAAAAAACTGCATGGAGAAGTCAAAATAAAGAACCACCCAGATCGGTCTTTAGCTAAAGCCGCATACAATTCTTCAGGAAAATATGTTGGTTTCTACGATGCTCACGGAAATTCTAAAGTGCTAACACAAAAAGATTTATTAGAAGATACCCTTGAGCAAGGTGTGGCGGAAGGCTCGTTGAATGAATCCGATAAATTTACAAGTTGGTATGATTGGAAAGATCAGGCTAAGAGTAGTGGGTATACTATTACGAAAAAAGATGATAAAATTGTATCACTGAACAAACAAGGCCAAGTAGTGGGGCATTGGTCCGATGTTGGCAAGTTTCTAAGTGGTAAGGCGCCTCGTCCAAATTTCAAACGACCAGAAGAGCAGGGTGTGGCGGAAGGCTCGGAACAAGAAAAACCAATCAAGAAAAGTGACTGGTTTGACCCAACTGATATGCGTAGTCCGGAAAAGCAAAAGGCTGCTTACTTGAATCACTTGGCTGCTCAGAAACAGAATAAAAATATCAAAGAGCAAGGTGTGGCGGAAGGTTCAACAAATTTAGCATCATTAAGAGCCAAAGCAAGCCAACACAGCGACAAGATTGATGCTATTGTAAAAGATGGAGGTCGTGTTGGACTAAACGACCCATTGAGCAAACAGTTAAAATTAATACAAGCAAAGATTCAACAAGCTAAAAAGCAAGTTGTGGTGGAAGCCAAAGATGAAGGCGAATACGATTATGAAGGTGCCATGGCTAAAACACAACTACAAACAATTTGTAGAGCTGCCGCAGAATTAAAAGATATACTTAAAGATGATGAAAATCTTCCAGAGTGGGTTCAATCCAAAATTACAAAAGCGGAAGATTACATCACAACTTCACTAGATTACTTAAAATCTACAAACGAATTGGAAGAAGAAATTAATTTAGATGAAGCTTTATCTAAAAATTCAACTGCTTATAATTTTATCCACGATTTTGTTCATTCAGATAATCCAAAGTTTGATGGCAAATCTAAAGCACAACGTATGCAAATGGCTCTTGCTGCTTATTATGCAATGCAAAAAAGAAGTAGAACAAAAAATGAAGAAGTTGAACCTATTGAAGAATTGAATAAAGATACTCTATATTCATATGTTAATAAATCTGAAAAAGACCAAGACAAACAATTTACAACGATTGGTAAAGCTTTAAAGAATAAGATTGATGCAAAATCTGGAAATGCTGCTGGTCACAAATTTACAAGAAGAAGTCTTGGTATTAATAGAGCAGAAAAACGCCTAGAACAAGAAGGCGTTGGTGATCCACAAGCTGCAACACAATCACCTGCTGATGGTGCAAATGGTGGAGAAGAAGTTGCACCACGCAAAACCACGAAAAAGATTGTAAAAGAATTCTACGCACTGGCCCGCAAGGTTCAAGAAGATATGTATGATTGGGAGAAAGACGATAAAGCTGCAAAGCCTTATGGTAAAAAGCCATCAGTTAAAAAATATGACGGTGTAGAAAACATGGGTGATAATAAGCCAAATGCAAGGTTAATACTAAAAGGTGGTAAAACATTGACTGGTGAACCAAGAGATACCGTTGAAATTGATCCTATGATGAAGAACCGCAGTAAAATGCCGGATTACAAAAGTATGGATAAAATTAAACAGAAACCACAAGAACAATAAATAGATAGAATACCTTTCTACCCAAGGAGAAAAAATGTCAAACGTATGGAATAAAACCGATACCCCACAAACACCAGGTAACTTTGGACATCCAGAGTGGCCTTCTCAACGCCAAACAAGAACAGTAGCACAATTAACTACCGCTAACTCGACAGCCGCAGGCGCAACTAGTATTAAATTTACATTAGCTGCAAATGTTAGCACAGTTGGTGTTCTAGGCGGATTGTATGTTAATATGGTTAGTGGTGCTGCGGCCGCCAATCTTTCATCAAACGGCACACAAGGCATGTTCTTCTCGAATGTCACAACAAATGCTGTGTCTGCGGGAAATTTAGTAACAATGTCAGCAGCAACTACAGGAATTATTCCAGAAGGATCAGTAATTGCATTTGATGCAGCTATTGTAAGACCAACAGGTGAAGTTTCTAATACTTACTTTGCAGACACGGTTCTTGCAACAGATACAAGATTAACTGACGCAAATAATAAAATTGGTGGAGATCCAAATGCAGGCTGGGTTCATGTCAGAAAGAAAACAAATGGACTAACTGGTGAAGTACGTTACATCAGAGAAACGCTAGTATGTTTGACTGAAGCTTCTTCTACAAATACTGCCGGTGGAAATACATCTTGGGGTAGAGCATTCGCTAACACTTAATGCATTTCCTTTATAATGATTTTTGATGATTTAAACGAAGACAACTTTGTGATGTATGCAGTAAAATGTTATACATCACCTAGTTGCTTAATGTCAGAGTTCGAAGGAGACTTAAAAAGAACAAAATACCTAAAAAGGTTATTTCGTAGATATAAGGCCACTAAGAATATCAAAGAAAGATTAATACTTAATCATATTATACTTTTAAATAATGTTTTTGGTCCTGAAGCGACAACAAGAATATTGTTCTTTCGTATAGATGAAAAAGATTATGATTCATTAAA